AGCCCTGCATCTTCAACAACAACAATGTTGGGCTTGTAGAAATTCTCTGGGTCGTTGTAGCGAACGCGGATGCTGGTGCTGCGGGTTTTCAGCGAGCTGCCCGAATACTCAAACGCGCCATTGATGACGTTCGAGTTGGAATAAACGTGAGAAACCGTTAGTGGACTACTACCGTCTAAGTTGCCGTGGTCTGCTGCAACCTGAATAACGTTGTTTGACCAGAACAAAATGCCTCGGAAAATCGAAGCCATGTCCTGCAAAACGCTGTAAGCATCAGCCTGGTCACCGATGACCACGTTGCAGGCAAAGCGTGCTTCTTGTGTGCCGTCCGGGTTCGTAACAAGCTGGTTGGAATACTTCGCCAGCGGGTACAAATCCACCCAGTTCAGATTTGACGCAGCAACAAAATCGCCACAGCCATACCTGGGATTGGTCAGCAGGTCATAGAAGCAGCAGATTGGGCAAGTGGTGAACTTCTCCGCTGACTGGAGCGATCCATCAAATGCGGTGTCCTCAAAGAGCAGCCGACCATCGTCTAATGCCGTTGCGCCAGCAGGAATCTTGACCGTGCGACCCTTAATCAGATATGCCCGTGTCGGAAGCTGCGGGAAGGATTCACTCGAAAAGAACCACTCAGCAGTGGCTGAATAGTTGTAGTTGACGCTTTTGGGCGTGTACTCCGTGATTGAGGACCAGATGACCTGATTGCCGCGCCCATTAGCAACCGGTGTGTTCTCTGGGATGTCCTCAAAATCGGTGTACTTAATCTCGAAATGATTTTCACCGAGATTAACTTTTTCAACCCGAATGTTCCACGGTCCGTTGCCGTAAGACTTCAGGTTGATTAACGGCGTCAGGAACTGGTAGTTATTTGTCGAGATGCCCGTCTTTTCGAGCGTCAGCACGTTGGAAAAACCGCCGCCGCTGCCCTTGGCTTGGACATAAATCTCCAGCTTGACGGTTGCACCAAAGAGCTGACCTTTCGCCAAGCCTTCCTGTGCAACGGAAAACAGCTTGGGCAGCGTGAATAGCAGTTGAACTTGGCTGACCTGTGTATCAGTGATCTGCCGCGTTAATTTGCCAGCGCCGTAATCACGCGAAATCACTTCATTGTTCTCGTTTAATTCTTCGCTGTAATTCTCGCCAATCTCCTGTCCAACAGAGGTGATCGTACTGACATCGGTGAAGAAATTGGTTTTGGTTTCGTTTGCAGAGCCAATGTGAAGCGTGGCGGCTAAATCCTCATTCGTGTAGTTGTACGTTCCATCATCATTTTGGATGGGCGTTTCGTTGATATATAAACCCTTATACTTTTTGATGACGCCGCCAATCGGACCTTCGCACAGGAGATCGAGCAGTTGAACCGAAGTGACGGAGTTAAGAGCCATGTCAGACTTCCAGCAGCGTGTAGCCCAGTGCTATGAAGCTCAGCTTAGACGTGCTGTCCGCAGCGTTCGTGTCAATGATCTTGATCTCGACGTTCCAGTAGCTATTCCCCAGGTTTGCGGTTGGCAGCTCCATTTTGTGAATCCAGGTGATCGCATCGGAAGCGGTCATCAATGCCTGCACGGTTGCGTTGTCCTGTGCAACAAGATTGCCAATGTCGGTTTTGGCTTGTCCTTTGAAGACGCTAATTTCATAGGTGACAAAGGCATCAACCAAAGTTGTACCAACTCCACCCGCATAATCAAACAAGCCTTTGACTAATTTGAGCGCAACATTGAACTGTTTGTTGTGGCTGCCTGTTGTCGCTCTAAGTATGTTTTGGGTAGCGACTGCATTGTCAGCAAGGTTAATTTCCTTGTTAAAGTTTTCAATTTTATTTGGGTTGAGAGTGGACTTAAACTTGGCGACGTTTGCCTGCTTGGTTTTACGAACAACCGCACCAGAAACATCAGAGAATATAGTTGTGATCTTCTCGCCACCGATCAGGAAGGTTTCAGGACCAGGCTTTTTGATGCTGGCAAGCGCCGGATCGCTTTCGTCTTTGACCGATACCTTGGCGCGAAGTAGGTGGCTGCCGATTAGGACTTTGCCGTAAGCAAGAGGAACAGTGGCACCAATACCAACGGTGTTCGCTGCTCCGGTGTAGGCGTAGGACTGCTGACCGTCTAAGCCGCGAGTAACGCCGACGGGACCATTAGTGCGATTGCTGCTGCCAAAGCGAGATCCACCTCCAAACGCTCCAAAATTGCTTGGGATCTTGGGCTGTGGCGAGATCATCTCAGCAACACCGCCCAACACCAACGCAGCACCAATCGAACCAATCGCAACGGATGCCGCCGTACCAAGAACGAATCCAGTGCCAGCGACGGCTGCTGTTGTTGCTGTTGCTGCGACGGCAGCAGTACCCGTAAGGCCAGCTCCTAATCCCAAAAAGCCGGCACCGGCACCAGCAGTAATGATCGAGAAGGCAATTAAGCCAACTCCCGCCAAAATCTTGCCTGTTGTTCCACCACTGCCCGTAATCACAGGCGTGACAACTAGCTCACGTTGACCTAGCGGCAACAGCAGATCCTCATATCCCATCTCCGCGTCAGCTTGGATCACCTTGAATCCAATGCCGTTCTCTTCCGACTTCAGCAGATAATCCTTGAACGCTGGCTTGTTAATGCACAGCAGCTTGATCGCATCAGCAGGATGCCGCAAGTTGTAATAGGTGTGCTCCTCGCCAAACAGCTCGCCTAGCTCACCCAGCAGACGAACCCGCTGCATAGCGATATACCGCAGCAATCTTCCTCACATAGTAGCTCGATAGCCATTCAACGGAACTGATTGAGTCCTGCTTCTGATGCAAAATCCGCCACGGCTCCACAAACACAGCCGCGTGCATTGGTTCCTTTGTGCCCAGCTTCATGATCGCTACGTCACCAATCATCCGATCCTCAAACTCCACCCGCTTAAAACCCAGTGCCACCGCCTCGCGTAGGTAGATGCTGGGCGTCAACTCCAGATCCGCTGGGCGCTCGAAATCCCGTAGCTCTACGCCTTGCAGCGCAAAATACTGCCGCACCAGGGTGTAGCAATCCTGTTTGCCGTAGTCCCAAGGCAGCCCGATCAGGGATTGATAGTTAGCCATCGCTCCTGCGGCAGTTGGTAGATGAACCAGGGCAGCTTGCTTTGCTTACATGCCTTGCGGTCGGCTTCGCTTGCTTCCGTACCCTGCGGGTGGCTGTGGATCACCGCGACAATCTTGCCCTTCAAGCTCGCCTTGTAATAGTCGCCCGGATCAAGGATGAAGTGATCCTCCGGGTTTTCGCAAAGATTCCGGCAGGGCAAGTAATGCTGCTCACGGTCGCTACCGATATAGACCAGCCCGCAGGCTTCCCTCGGAGCCTCTCGCTTGGCGTGATCTTCAGCGTCAGATCTGAATACGGGAGCCAGGGAAACCACCGTGCGGCAAGTCTGCAATGGCACCAAATCGAGCCAGACAGCTTGAGAATCGTTTGCCGCAGACATCATTAGCAGCAGTGCTCGCGTCGTCGTTGGCGTCAAAGAATCCGCCAGTCCAGCCACACTCAGCACCGCGATAGACCCACGGGCAAAACTCCGTCACCTGACGCTTTGGAATCTGCAAATTGGTCAGATCCAGCTTGCTAGCCAGCTCAAACTCAACAAGCTGCAAGTTCTCCTTGCTTACTCGGTCGATGTACCAAATCTCATCCTCAAACTTGGCGGTAGGGTCTGCGCCGGGCTCGCCATCAAGGAACTTTTTACAGGTGCGGATTCGCGTCACCTTTGCGTTCAACGGGTTGTAGGCAAGCAGCAGAGATGAGATCGCACCAGTGACATTGGCAATCCGCATTGTCGGGCGTGGCAGCGTACCTCTCGCTGTCTTCTCGAAGCCCTCAACCTCAATCGGTGTGGCAGCGTAAGTAATGCCGTTAAACACGATGTCGGCATTTACTGCGTTCGTTCCAGCGTGGTAGTAGAACGTGGCGTCAACATCGTTAACTGCCTTAGTCAGCTCCATCTGAAACAGCTCGATAATCGCGGACGGTTCGAGCTTCTGGATTTCAGTTTGAATAGACGTTGGCGTCGTCATGCCTCAAACACCT